CGAGGGTCAAACAGCTATCATGGCTGATATGCAGGACACCGCCTTCCAAGCTGTAGGTGGTCAGACTGAATATACAAACATGATTGGTTGGGCACAGAACAACTTGAGCCAAGGTGAGATTGATGCATTTAATGCCAATCTAAACACCAATGATATGGATCAAGCCTTGTTCGCAATTCAGGGACTATCGGCGCGTTACCGATCTGATATGGGTGGTCTACCTAGTAACATGACCTATGGTCAGACTAATACCACTTCAGCGGGGTCTTACCAGTCTATCGCGGAAATGACGCGGGACATGGCAGACTCGAAGTACGCTTCCGACCCTGCATTCCGACAGATGGTGGCTTCTCGTTTGAGAAACTCCAACATCCTGTAACTCCTGAAAAAACTTTAGCCCCCGCCTAACCGTGGGGGCTTCTTTTTAATACTAAGAATTTTAAGCAATACAGTAGATCTAGACCCCCTGCGGGGGACAATCCTGTGTCGAGACATTGCAAGAAAGCCTGAGTGTTAAAAACCAGAGCATCTGCTCTATTTTTGTACATTCCACTTTTTTGTAAGGAAATAAACTATGGCTTTGCCAGATTACTCCCCCTCCCGTCTTGGTCAAACTAACGCCGCCGGCGATGATCGCGACCTCTTTCTAAAATTGTTTGCTGGTGAAGTTCTCACGAGCTTTGAACACACCAACATTGGTATGACTCTGCACCGTGTGCGCACCATCGCCAAAGGTAAATCCGCCAGCTTTCCGCTGACAGGTTATGCCTCTGCGACATATCACACGCCCGGCACTATGATTGATCCAACGGGTGTAAAACATGGTGAGCGTATTGTCACCGTTGATGACTTGCTGATCAGCCCTGTGTTTATCGCAAACATCGATGAGGCAATGAACCACTTTGATGTGCGCGGTATCTACTCTAAAGAGTCTGGTGCGGCATTGGCACGTCAAGCAGATCGGAACGTATTCCGTACCGTTGCAAAAGCCGCGTTCATCACTAACGGCACACAAGCCGCCGCCGAGTTCGGTGCGCAGTTTGATGACGAAATCTACACAGCAAACCAGACCATTGGTACCGTTGCAGGTGATTCAACCGACCCTGTTAAGATTGTTGAAGCAATCTACAAGGCAGTTGAAGAGTTCGCTTTGAAGAACGTGCCTACCGACAACGCTGTTATCGTGTTGCCACCTGTGCAGTACTACGCGCTGTTGAATGTCTCTGATGTCACCAAAGCCGCTTGGCTGAACCGTGATGTTGGTGGTGCAGGTTCTACCGCAGGTGCTATGGTGCCTGTTGTTGCTGGTCTGCGTGTGATGATGAGCAACCACCTCCCCCAGACTGACCAGACATTGGCACTGGCTGACGGTGATACCGCTCCAATCACAACTAGCCGTGCTGGTAAGTACAAGGCTGACTTTAGCTCAATCAAGGGCTTGATCTTCACCCCCGATGCCGCCGCATCCGTCAAGTTGATGGATCTGGGTGTTGAGGCTGAGTATCAGATCGAACGTCAAGGCACCTTGATGGTCGCTAAGTACGCTATGGGACATAACGTCCTGCGTCCTGCTTGCGCCATTGCTCTGACGAGCGCCTAAACCCTTAGGGGAATCCTGTAAAAGGGGTTCCCCTATTTTTTCGGAGTTATGAATGACACCAACCACTAAACTTGAAGCCATCAACATCATGCTTTCGAGTATCGGTGAATCTCCCGTTAACTCGTTAACATCGGGTCTAGTGGATGCGGAGATGGCTGAGACAATTTTAAACGCTACAAGCCGTGATGTTCAATCACAAGGCTGGCACTTCAACACAGAACCTTCCTATGGGATTGTCCCATTGGCATCTGGGGAGCTACTTCTCCCTGCAAACTGCTTAAAGGTTGATCAAATCTCATCAGAACGTGAATTCGATTTGGTTCAACGCGGGTCAAAGCTCTATGACCGTAAAAAGCATACTTTCAAAATTGGGCGTACTGTACAAGTTGACATGGTAATCATGTTAGATTTTGAGCAGTTGCCAGAAGCCGCTCGGCGTTTCATTACGCTTAAGGGCGCACGAGTTTTCCAAGACCGCGCTGTAGGATCCGCAGAATTGCATGGGTTCCAAGAGCGAGATGAGCTACGTGCTTTAGTCGAGTTAAAGGATATGGAGGCAGATACTGCTGACTACACCATATTTGATAACTATGCCGTATCACGTGTGTTCGACAGGTCTATATCTAATAAATCAAGATAAGGTTGATATATGCCGCTGATTTCAGAATCCATCCCAAACCTTGTCAACGGCGTATCTCAACAGCCCCCCTCTCTCCGTTTGAAAACTCAGGCGCAGTTGCAGGAGAATGGGCTATCGACAGTCGTTGAAGGGTTACGTAAGCGCCCCAGTTCAGAATTTATCGCAGAGATACCTGATGCAGTAGACTTTGATAACGCGTTTATTCATACTATTCGGCGTGATGAAAAGGAATTCTATACCCTTATAATCACGCCATCAACTATCCGAATGTTTGACAAAGAAGGTGTCTCACGTGCAGTAACAGGTGATGCATCATACTTATCAGGTCTCGTAAATCCAAGCACAGAATTAACCGTTACATCTGTCGCTGATTACACGTTTATTGTGAACAAAACAGTTACTGTTGGGAAGCTACCAGATATCTCCCCTACACGTCCTGAAGAGGCGCTAGTGTATGTTAGGCAGGGTGACTACTTAACAGATTATAAAGTAACATTGACATACGATGGGGCAACTACAGTCGCCTCATACACCACATTCGATGCAAGCGTATCCAGCAACCAATCAGATGTTAAGACTAACAACATTGCCAAGCAGTTGTTCGACGCTCTTGTGGATAACCTACCCGCAGACAAATTTCTATTAACAGATTATGGTAGCACGTTCTATATCAAACGTATTGATGGCGGTGCGTTCACAATGCGTGTCGAAGACTCCCGTGGTGACACCTTTGTAAAAGGATTTAAAGGACAGGTAACAGACTTCTATGATTTGCCCCCAAAAGGTGAGCTAGGCTTTAGTATCAAAGTGATTGGAGATACTAAAGCTCAGGAGGATGATTATTATGTAACGCTCACCGACGATAACACAGGTGGTACACCCACTTGGAAAGAAAGCGTCGCCGCAGGGTTGGAAACACATTTTGACCCCGCAACAATGCCTCATCAATTGGTTAAGCAACCTGACGGATCATTTGTGTTTCAACAGGCAGAATGGTTATCAAGGCAAGCAGGGGACGATGAAACAAACCCGTTCCCATCTTTTGTGGGAAAAACGTTGAATGATATTTTCCTGCACCGAAACCGCCTTGGTTTACTTGCGGATGAGAATGTTATCTTTTCGGAGGCGGGTGAGTACTACAACTACTTTGCAACTACTGTGCTAACGATCTTGGATTCAAACCCAATTGACGTGGCGGTATCAAACAACCAAGTGTCTATTCTACGTCACGCGGTGCCGTTCAACAAAACCTTACTTCTGTTCTCCGACTTAACACAGTTTACATTGACTGCGGGTGATCTACTCACCCCAGACACCGTAGCTATTGATGTGGCAACACAGTTTGAGGCATCCCTCAGAGCAAAACCTGTGGGTATTGGTCGCTTTGTGTTTTTCGCAACGCGCCGAGGTATTTGGTCAGGCGTTCGAGAGTATTTCGTTGAAACAGCTTCTGATACTACTACTAACGCGCTGGAGATTACCTCACATTGCCCACGGTATATTCAAGGGGAAGTTAAACGCCTTGCCGCCTCTTCTAACGAAGAGATGCTCTTGGCGCTGTCTGAAACAGATCCCAGTACAGTTTACGTGTACCGCTACTACTGGAGCGCACAGGAAAAGTTACAATCCTCTTGGTCAGAATGGAAGTTTGATGGTGAAGTCCTGAATGTAGACTTCAACATGAGCGACATCTTTCTAATTATTAAGAGGGCTGATGGTGTTTATTTGGAGCGTATTAACCTCTCACGAGATCAGGCGACCCAGTACACCGTTAATAATTTTGGCGTTAACTTAGATCAGAGAGTGATACTTTCTGAGGTTGGTGCAAGAACACCTTACACGGCTCAAAACACCATCTATGTCTCATTTGACGGCGTTGTAATTACCCAAGGTTCTGTTGGCTGGGAAGAGAAGTTAGATGCCGCCTTAGCAAGAGGTGTGGTGTTTGCAGGTGTCCCGTACACTTTTAAATACACCTTATCAGAGGTGGTGGTGAAGCGGGAGAATGAACCAATAACAATCAGTCGCTTGCAGATGCGTAGCTTTGCTCTCGTGTATTACGATACAGGCTACTTTGAGGTAACCGTTCGTCCTAAAAGCCGAACACCTTCAAATCTAAAATTTACTGGTAGAGTTGTTGGGTCACGCAATAACTTGATTAGCGCTTTGCCAATCGAGTCAGGCACCTTCAAGTTTCCCGTATTAGCCAAAAGTGATCAGGTTGAGATTGAGATCAGTAGTGATTCATTCTTACCCTGCGCCTTTCAATCGGCTGAGTGGGAAGGCTACTACACCTTACGATCAACAAGGAATTAAATGGCTTATTACCGTCCTTCTATTGAAGAGGATATCACGGTACTCGCCCCAAAAATGCGGAAGCAAGATGCACTAGAGGTCTGGCATAGCCACGGCTTGTCACCTCTAGATGCTCTTGCCATGTCTTTTAAGTTAAGTGTGGAATCCAACACCATCCTCGATGATGACAAAGAGGTCATTGGGATGTTTGGTGTTGGAGAAGCCACACCGCAGGTGGGTATTCCGTGGTTGTTAGCATCAGACAAATTACGGGATGTAACTAAACAGTTTCTTCCTGAATCTGAGAAGTGGGTCAAGCGCATGAACGAGCGCTATGACCTCCTGTATAACTACGTTTACGCGGGGAATACCACGAGCATTAGATGGCTCAAATGGATGGGGTTTACGTTCATACGAGAAATCCCTGATTATGGTGTTCATCCCACTAATTTTATAGAATTTGCTAAACACAAAGGATTCTAAATGTGTACTCCCGAAGCGCAAGTAGCGGCGGCTGTGTTCCAAGGAATACAGGGACAAAACGCCGCTGTTGAACAAGCGAACAGGCAGAACGCAATGTATCTTGAAAATGCACAGAACGCTCGTACAGCGGCTACTGATGATCAACGCGCACTAAATATGCGGATTGGTCAGGAAGGGGATGCCGCCTCGCAACAGCGCTTTGCCGCCTTAGTTCAAGGATTGCGAAATAGCGGTACTGCCACAACCGCCGCAGGTGAAGCAGGTGTTTCAGGTAACTCTGTCTCTGCTTTACTTGCTGACCTAACCCGTCAAACAACAGTCCAACAAGGTACGATTACTCGTAACTTTGATATGACTAAGAGCCAACTAGAACAAAACAAGGAGGCGACTAAGTCAACATTTCCTTCAAGAGTTAATGGTGTCCAGAAGGGGTCAGCCCCCTCAGCAACCGATGCCCTCCTTGGAATTGCGGTAAATGGCGGCATGGCATATGGCTCAGCCCAGATGCAAGCCAATCAAACCACGGCAATGAACAACCAGACAGCCGCACTTAAGGCGCGGGGGTCTAGTTCACTACCCCCAAAAGCAACAGTTAAACCACGTGGAAGATAAATAATTATGGCACGAGTACAAGTTAGTGGGACGAGTCCCCAAGTTGCACTTCAACCTCAAGCCGCACCTGTAGGAACCTTTAAACAGGCAGAGGCACCTCAGGCTTCCCCAGCGGAGATGAGAGCGAAGATGTTGGAGGGTGTATTTGCGAATACTGTAACCCCCGCACTCAAGCAGATGACCAACAAACAACAGCGGGAAGATCTTGAGTTTGCAAAGGATGAACTCGCTATTGCGGCTTCAGCCGACTACATTGAGTTCAAGAACTCTATAGAGCCTGAGTTGTATGGCTTAAACCCTGACGAAACGACAGCACATATTCAAAAGAAGTTTGGTGAGCGCTATGAAGGAATGGATAATCCCTTCCTCGCAAGTGCGCTGAATAACTTAAATATGAATTTTGTAACCTCTGCCTCGAATACTGCACGTGTGGCAGGTATCAAAGCAGGGCAAGAGAAGTTTGCCGCCGCTATTTCCACAAACGCAAATGATCTTTTAGCTAAAATGCAAAAGGGTGAGTTAACTCAAGAGCAGTTTAATAGTGAGTTGGATGTTATATTTAACGCCTCTCGCCGTGGGAAGGGTGATCCATCAGTCCACAAGTTGGACGGTAGCGAGGTTAATAAAGTATTTGCGATGGTTGGTGCCGATAGCAAGAGCGACTATATGCTGGAGTACTTTAAAACCAAGGGCTTGGATAAAACCAATACCCCTGACTATGAAGTACCTCTTAACCAGATGCGCAAGAACAGTTCTGATCGGTTATCTTATGGGGCTACCTTTAAGATGAAAGTCCAAGCTAATGAGCTTGCACGATTAGGGCACGTAAAAGAACTTCAATCCAAGATCACCAACGAGTGGATGCCTGTCCTTGCAAAATTAGGTATTAAGCCTGACTTTCTTGCAGAAAAGATCACCGCGGCTCAAGCAAAAGCCACTTCTATTAATGACACAAACCTCAAGAATCAGGCGATAAATAAGGCTGTGATTGATGCCCAAGGAAGCAATGGTGTTATTAGTCTTGTTGCTTACAAAGACAGTAAGGGTGATCAAGTTGTAAACGAAACTGAAGTAAGACGGCGGTTGTTGGAAACTTCTAGAAGTAATCCTTCTGTCTACGAGGATGTACTGACCCACTACAAAGACCCTTTCATCCAGCGCCCTATTTTAGCTGGTGCCGCCGCTCTAGATGATATTATGGATCCAGAGAAAAGTTCGGCGGCTGTGCAGTCAGTAACCGCTGGGCTAGAGGCTTACCGTAAGCTGAAAGCTATGGGCAATCAAGAAATCCTAACTACGCAAATGAGCGCCTCACATATTGATATGTATGAGGCTATGGACATGGCGGCGGCGGATGGTGTGTCAGCGAAAGATATAGCAAGTAATCTCTCTGCTTTGAAACAAGGTAGAGGTAAGAAAGCAACGGCTGAGCAATTGGAATCGATGACAGATTCAATAGTTGGTGAGTTTGACCCTGATGGCGTCTTCTGGTGGGAAGATCCAATCATTAATAGGGATTACATCTCGCAACGGCTTGGTCAGTTATACAATTTGCACCGCGCTACCGCCACAAGTGATGAAGAGGCACAGACAAGAGCTTTAGAAGTGTTTGAGCGCTCACACACCCTGTCACAGCAAAATGATGTTGCAGTCCTGTTAAACATGAACACCTTGTCGGGGTTAAATGACTTATCAGGTAACACAACGTCACAGATTCCCTCAGCTTCTTCACAGATCGACCGCATCAATGATGCCGCCGAGATGGTTCTTTATAGAATTAGAGAAGAGTACCCTGATGTGGCGCAAGACAGTCAGATATTCATAACACAGAGCATCTCAGATCCTAAAAAGTTTGAGATTAGGACAACTAATGGTGGAGTTGTCTTCAGCACAGGCACCTACACCGCAAAGCAAATAGGCACACTCTCGCGAGAATGGGCTAATCACAAACGTACTAAACCTCGTTCTAGAATGGAAGAGCGTGAAATGCTCCGCCAACAGGATTTAGAGGATGTAGCACCTTAAGGAAATTATATGGAACCAGACGTATCACCTCAGGATCCCTCAACTGCGGTTGGGATTACCCCTGAGATCACTACGCTCTCTTCAGACAACCTTCAGTTGGCTGATGGGGCTGATAATCTTAGTAAAACTGAAATAGAAGCCCAAGAAGCATCTGCCCCTACATGGGGACAGACGTTTTCTATTGCTACTGATGAGTGGCTACATAATCTTGTACCGCTAATGAATGTGCAAGGGCAAGGTACGCCATTACAAGAGATTACTGAAGAAATGGAAGTCAAGGCGGGTATTAATACAATGCCTCCTGAATTCCGTAACTATGTAATTGAGAAATCCAATACTGATACGGAATTTGAGTATTACAGTCAGATCGCCCGTCAGCGTATGACTAATTTGGAGAAGATGCAAAACGCCTCAGTCCCCAAAATTATCGCAGGGGCGCTGGTTTCCGCTTTTGATCCCGCAGAGCTTGCAATAACAACCATAGCCACCTTAGGCATGGGTACGGCAGTTAAGGCTGGCTTTGGTGTTATGCAGGGGGCAGTCGCCGCCAAGAACGCTCTGAAATTAAAACAGTCTGTACAGGCGATTAGCGCCTTAAGTAAGACCGCCGCATTATCTAAAGGTGGCGCGTTTGCTAGAGGTGCCGCCGCTAACATGGCATTAACTGCGCCTTTTGAACTAACGCGCCAAGCCTTCCTGCCCGATTATGGCGCAGGAGACTTTGCGATGGTAATGGGCTTTGCAGGTGGTTTGGGTGGTATCGGTGGACGAATGGTTCGAGGACATGACACCACAAAACTCGCGGCTATTCTGTACAAACGTGAGCAATTAGGGGAACCTTTAACACACGCTGAGAAGCAATTCTTTGCTCCCATTATCGGAACTGAGACCTTAGCTGAGCGTAGTCGTGCATTAGAAAACCTCTTTGGTGATACTAAAATTAAGACACCCACGGCGGCTAAGGCATCAGCAGAAACATTGGATGCTACAGGCTCTAAGCCAGCACCAGTCGGTTTAGGTATTAATGATGTATTTACAACCGCTTCCGATGACGCGCTGTCTGCAATGACTGAAGGGTTAAGCGGGACAGGTGCCAAACTTGTTAGAGAGGCGCTGGAAAAGGGAATGACTTACCGCGCTATCCAAGTGCAGATGTCACGTCTTCAAGCGGCGCGTCAAAAAGCCCGTTACACTTTAGACAACGGTAGTGACGATGAGATCATTAGTAAATTTGGTAAAGGTGTTAAGCCTGACGATTTTGAAGACTACTATGGGTACTTAGGTGAGGTAAGAAAGAAGGCTGATAATTCTATACACGTTATGTTGCGTAAAGAAGAGGCATATGATGCTATTCTTAACCAACGCTTAGAACGTATGCGAGATGTTGATATACCTGCTGGTGTTCAAGGGATCGATACGGGAGACATAGCACGGTATGAGAATGCCCCCTTCTTATTAGGTGTGAAAGCATTTATGCCCGCCTCGGTTCGCAGGAACCTATC